AGCCGGGTGCCAAGGATCCTGCCTACGTGTGCCCAGTCACGGCTGACGACTTCATCGAGTACCCCTGCCAGGTGGTGGTGGTCATCGGCAGCGACGTGATCGAGGGTACACTCAAGATCTTCAGCACCGGCAGCTTCGGTTGGAACGTCAACGGCAAGGCCAAGGTCAAGGTTGGTGAGCACACCGTCAAGGTCCAGGTCGGTGGCAACCTGATCATGGTGGGTAGCAAGCCGGTTGACGAGTAACCACCAGCAAGCAGAGTGAGGGGTGAGTCGCCCACCCCTCTGTCATCCATCGCCCTAACCCCTACAACTGAGGTGCATGATGAACGAGCAACGACGGTGGCTGATGTCTGTCTACATACCGTACCATGTGGCCAACGTGACAAATGGTAGACAACCAAACAAAGTAGAGCTTGACTGGTTGAGTGAGTGTCTTGACGACTTCGTGTTCGTGACTGGCCGCATGCCAGTAACAGCATCAGAGTTAGCCCTCGATCTTGTACTGGTGTCCGCTGAATACTAACTGGTTCTTGACTAGCACGACCCATACCAACAGAGGTGTATCCATGACTACGGTTCATTCGTTCTACGTGACGTGGCTCTACGTGGCCAACCCGCGCCGTTACGAGTACACAGACCTAGAGAGTGCCCAGTACTGGCACGACCAGTACACGAACAGCACCCAACGAACAGCTGTCACTCCTATCCAAACCAGCGAGGTGTTGGTTACCATGGGGGAACTGAGCGAGTGGCACAAGAAGGCAGACTCACTGGCACGTAAGCTACTAGGTGCTGACGAGTGCCTACCAGACAGCTACACTCTGTACAATCTGGTACCTGATGAAGAGCGTATCCGGTTCTTCACTGCTCTACGCAAGTACATCGACGGGGTGTACGCCAGGCGAGCCAAGCGATCAGCAGCCAACCCGTTCTTCGACTACAAGCAGTACGTCGAGTACGTGAGGGAACACAAGAGCATGAACAGGATGTCCGTGTTACGCAAGTACTTCAAGCCACTGGGTTTGCGTGTAATGCAGGTACTGGGAGACATGACCGGCTGCAAGCCGTCGGCCATGAACGGCAACGCCAAGGGATTCAGCGTCAAGTACAAGGTGTCCGAGTGTGAGGGCATTGAGGAGTCAGCACTGGTAGCAAGAGACGCCCTGCTTGACCTGCCAGAATCCAACCTGAAGGTGGAGGTGAATGTCACCCAGCAGTCCGGGTTCTCCCCTACCTACGTCACCGTGTCGGTCAGCACCTACTAGAGAGCAACGCCTATGCCCTACTGTTAACCAGTCGCCCACCTCTCGCCCTATACCCTAGTCCTAACCAACGTACGGAGTGAACGATGTCTACCAACCGCATCTACAGCAGCAACGAGTCCAACCTCTCCCGCATCGACGCCACCCTCGACATGTACCTGGGTGCCATGTTCAGTGGTTTCCTCCAGAGAGCTGACCGCCAGGTGATAGCCGATGCCTGGCAGTTCTTGATGAGCACGATCTCTGCACTGCTCGCCCTACCAGCCATGTCCTACTACCGGCAACAGCGGGAGGCGGTCGATGCCCGACGCAACGAGATGCTCAGTCGATCCATGCCATCGGGTCTGTGCAGCATCGAGTCGTATGACCCTGGCACAGAGCCACCAGTCACTACCCCAGAGGTACTGCGTGAAGTGGTGCTTGTCATCCAGTCGGTGAACGGGGTTACCGAGCCGGTCGAAGAGCAGCCAGTTGTTGAAGAACAACCCGTCGTCGGGCAGGTTGCTACTACCCCAATCGAGCAGGCAGAGCAGCCCAACTATGAGGGAGATCTCTACTACCGGGTGAAGCAGGGCAAGAGGTTCAGGTACATCCCAGTTGGTAAGCAGCCTACGTTCAAGGTTACAGAGGGTGACGACGGCGAGCGTTTCATCAAGAAGGGGAGCAAGTACATCAGTGTGGTGTGGTCCCGTAAGTAACCCCTAACCAACGACGTAACGACGCAACCCATTACCAGTACAGGAGTTATAACATGGCACGTAAGACACGATACTATCTCTCTGGCTACCGACACGGCAAGTTCGTGGGCCAGACCTACCGTAACCTCCGTGACTTGAAGGCAGCGTACCACAACAACCAACTGGATGCTGCCGAACTGGTCGGCTACAACATGGATGAGGGCAAGGTCCGACAGGTCTTACCCTTGGCGGGTAAGGTCAAGCAGGTGTTCCCGAAGAGCAAGTAACCCAACCCTAGTCGCCCTATACCCATCGCCCTTCACAGGAGCTAGACATGCAGTACGACAACAGCATCGAGTCCACCCGCGAGCCGATGAGCATTCACCGTACCCACACCAGGACTGGTAGCTCACGCAACGACAGCCGACAGCGAGTCAAGCTGATGAGTGACCGACGCAAGGCACGGCGATTCAAGATCGCCCAGCGTATCGAGCAGTTGACCTACCCGTCGTAACCAGTCCTAACCTGGGGCTATCGCCCGGCCCCCCTCTCTGGAGAGTAATACCATGCTCTTGACAATCGTACTGGCTGTGCTGGTCACACTGCTTGGACTAGCAGCACTGACCGTAATAGTGGTAGAGATGGACAACGACATCTATGAGGGAGGAGAGTAATGGGTGAGCAGTACAACTACCGTATCGCCTGGACGTTCAGCAAGGGATACTACCCCCAGTGGCACGACGGTAGCAAGTGGGTGGACCTAATAGGCAAGGGTAGTGGTGAGCAGGACGCTAGACTGACGTGCAAACTAGCTGCAAGGATGGCAGAAGAAGAGTGTCGCCTTGATCCCATAGTACACAAACCGGAGGATGAGCGATGAGCAAGACCAACCGTGACCTGATGCACTACGAGAACCGGAACCGTAGTGATGTAGAGAACAGGGTACGAGAACAGTACTACACACCGGTTCATGAGTGGATGTTGGAGCACGTCGAGGACTGGAGTGAGTACGCCATTAGTCTGGATCGTAGTGGCTACGACGACCTGTTCTACTATACCAACTCGTTCAGGTTCTGCAAGCAACGGCTGCCTAACGACAAGGCAGAGCTTGACCAGTTCATCAACACCGACCCCGAGTAAGTAGCTAGTGATGTACGACACCTCCATACAAGAATGGATCATTACTGTAATGCCTCAGTTCCTCACCGACATAGGTGACTTGTTCGACGGTGACGCATACGATCTTGTAGAGGGGTACTACAACGGCGTGCGTCATTTCAAGATGGTGCACGGTAGACTACCAACCGACGGCTACGAATACCTTAGCTGGCTAGACTTCTATACTGGAGACGTGCTATGAAAGACCAAGAGTTCCTTGTGAGTCTGTACATGATCGTCAACACGATGGCCATGATCTCCATAATGATCATCGTAACCATGCTGTGGTGGAAGATCAGTGACCTGGAGCGTAAGGTCAGGGCGTCAGAGTTGATGCCTCCGGCAAGGGTAGTTCCTGAAGAGGAACCAAAGGCTGAGGCACCACTACCCAAGGTTCAGCCCAAGGACATAGACGAAGACACCTTCTAGGGGTAGTAATGGACCACTACACACCTGGCATAGCCAAGTGGATTAGCAGAGTACTTGTGCCGTACTACCGAGAGACCTATGGCTGGTCTACACACGGTACCAACCAACAGATAGTGAACGACAAGATGGCCGACGTTCACCGGTTCGTTCGCTTGATGAAGCGGCTGCCGATCAGCGGTCAAGAGTTCGACCAGTTCCAGCAGGTAAACTGAGGTTCTATGAATGATAGCAACAGTATGAACAACAAGCAATCACGATGGAGGTAGCAATGTTCCTAATACAACACAGGTTAAGCAAGCGTTACCGCTGCCTCAGTGAGTATGAGACTGTAGAGGAGGGAGCCTACACCATGTTCATGGACTGTGTTAGGGTATTTTCCTCCAGAGAACTAGCGGAGCGGCACGCTTGTCCACACAACGACGAGGTGCTTGCTATTGAAGACGTGTTAGATGAGAACGTGGACGACAGTTGAACCCGAGGAGACTAGAGATGGGCAAGGACTGCTACGTAGAGTAGATCAGTAAGTAACCTAACTCCGGGGTATCGCCCACCCCGGTTCTCTGGAGGATAGTACCATGTGTGACAACGATGGAGGCGATTAGTAGTGCACATCATAACAGGATGGTTGACCCGAAATAGGGAACCCAATCGCAAGGCCGAGAGGCTATACCTGTGCAGGGCAGGACACTATTGGTGGAGTGTCTACAGTAACAACGAACGCTTGGCAAGGTTCCGTACCATACGTGAGGCAGAGCTGGCACTAGAATACACACACTGGATAGGGTACTTAAGTGGCTGTGACGTGTGTGACCGTAGAGTAGAGAAGGTGAGTTGATTGATTAGGAGAGTAAACAGGAGTGCAATCATGTTCCAGATATGGACGGTGGTCATGAGTGAGTCTGACAATCAGTGGTACGTGGACGATGGGCGTATGCTCATCGGTCCCTTCGATAACCAGGACGAGGCAATAGAGTCGGGTATGTTCATGTATCCGCACCCTCAAGACTTCAACAAGAACCTACAGTAAAGGAGCAACAGAGAATGGGCACGACTACGATCAGAGCATACCACGTTGAAGACTGGAACAATGCCGGTCTGAAGAGCATCTGTGAACTAGCAGATGACTTTGAGTTCCGTAACCAACAGTACGAGTACGGTTCCCTTAGTGGAGAGTGGTTCGTCGGTGATGAGGAATCATTGACTATCTACTGGGGTACGTTCGGTAACGACCACTGCGTAGGCTATACGGGTAGCACCTTCGCTACCATCTACGAGACGAGAGCCGAGTACGACGATGACCTGAGATGCTGGGAGGAACAAGAAGAGTTCCTTGAAGAGGAGTATGACCACGACGGCACCGACTCCTTCGTGGACGGTGATTACGAGTTCGACCTGGATGAGTACTAAGGGAGATATGACATGCCAGTATCAGTGATGACAAAGGCCGAGGTGAAGGAGATGATCACCCGGTTGAAGAACGTGGGGTGCAAGGCCAACCATGATCAGGAGGCGGGTACGGTCCGGTGCTTCGACAACGGCACCCTGGTCTACTCAGCACTGGAGAAGGGTAGGGGTGGGCTGTGGATCTGCATGTACTACGACAGTGCCAGGATCAGCTGGTCCAACCCTTGCCTTACTAAAGAGCGTGAGGCACAGGCCAAGGAGAACCAATCTAGGGAAAACGCCAGGCCACCACGCAAGAATAGTCAGCAGACTGCCTCACCCTGGAAACATCCGGGAACCAACGGCGTTGTTGATGAGCACAGCTCTCATGATAGTGAGGAGCAAGGCCCAAACGAAGACGAAGACGTTATCACACCACCCGACATCGACTTCTAGGAGAGTTCAATGTCAACCAGAGACTACGACCCCACCAGGACCATAACCAACAACCTGTACTTCATAGTGGAAGTGAAGCCGGGTCAGTGGGCCAATGAGTTGGAGATGAACCACGAAGCGTACGAAGAGATACTCACCACCGTCCGGTCGTGGAATGAGAACCAACAGGACATAGCCTCATGGTTCTGTGCCTACCACAACCGGATGAGACTGAGTGGCATCGAGGTGGCACCTGAGCGCAAGCCTACCTTCTTTCCCGAGCACTGGAGAATTGTGTGATGATCACTGTAAAGGAACTGATCGAGCATCTGCAGAAGTACCCACAGGACACGGTCATCGGGGTTATGTACAGGCTACACTCTGACTACGAGCCTATGGAGTTACAAGAGATAGAGTTCTACGGTAAGGCTGAGAGGGATAGTGATTCTAACTACCCTAGATACTCCCGACCAGAACGGTACGTACTCCGCAATGGTCGCATCATGGAGTATGATCCCCTCACCTGGCCCAAGGATGAGGAGCCACAGTTCATACCACTACTAATCTTCCCCGGCAATTGATTTTGACTACCGGAATCGCCGCCGCCCCTTGATTTCTACTCTAGAAAGGAGTATTTTAGTGGTGGACGGCGGCTGTTGGGATGGAGGAAAGAGTGGAGTTTTAAGATGAAAGAGCTAACAGAGTATCAGAAGAGAGATGTTGTACTCAAGAGACTAGGCTTCCCATCATACTGGTCCTACCTGATGAGTGACTTGTGGTCAACCATCAGAACCAGGGTACTAGTATTGAAGGGTACAGAGTGTAGGTGCTGTCTTAACAGGGCCAGTGAGATACACCATACCTCTTACTCCAGAGAAGTGTTGGTCGGCATGGACCTGGAGCCACTGATACCTCTGTGTAAAAGCTGTCACTACAAGGTTGAGTTTGACAGTAGAGATAGAAAGCGTAGCTTCTGGGCAGCACAGGGAAGGCTTACCAGTATGCTACGCATCAAGATGTACACCGACCCAAAGAGTCCCATGTACAAACCGAAGCACAAGCGTAAGAAGTACAACCCAACTAGACGCAAGTATAGGAGAACCTAAATGGCACACACCTGTCACGCCGCATGCTGTAACACACCAGTCAAGCCGGAGATGCTCATGTGCAGGAAGCACTGGGCTATGGTTCCTCGGAGGATACAGGGTCTGATCTGGCAGCACTACAGGGATGGACAGTGCGACGACTGGCAGATCAGCCACGAGTACGCGGAGGCTGCAAGGGCTGCGGTCAGGGCGGTGGCTGAGAAGGAGGGGCGTAGTGAGGAAGACATAACCGAGGCGTGTCTGGTATACGAGATGCTTGACCCTGATCGGTATGAAGAGTAACCCCGCTCTGTTATAATTGGGGAGTATTAAACCTAACCAGGGAGAATAGACATGCGACACGACGAGATTCAGATTGGCAAGACCTACAGGGCCAAGGTGAGTGATAAACTCACCACGGTAAGAGTGGACCGTATTGAGCAAGGGTTCCGTGGTAGGGGTTGGCGTTACTACTGTACCAACCTTACCACCAAGAGACAGGTTGTGTTCCGCTCGGCACAGAAGTTCCGTGTAGAGGTACAGCCCTACGGCGGGAGTAACAACACTGGTAGGGTTGGAGTAGAGGTGAAGAAGGTTGAAGCTCCAGACCTTATCACCGTGGTGGATGACCCGTTCGCGGAGGCGAGCGAGGCTACTCTCGATGGGAAGATCAGCGAGGAAGCAAACCCTACCGAAACATCTACAACCCCCTCCGAAGGTGGTGTGCAGTCTGTAGAAGATACGGATGTCGATATCACCGATGAATCTGAGGGTGAGCATAGCCCGGACCCTACCCAACCCTCACAGTACCAGCCATCCTCAACCCCTGTGGTGAGATCGCAGGCGAGTTCTCAGAGTTCACCGTCAACTGGTACGAACGACACCAGCGAGAACTCTGCCGAACCAGGGAGTACGAGATCAACCGGTGGTGGCAAGTCTGGACTATCCGCAATGCTCAGAAGCAAGATCAAAAAGCCCCTCCGAGTTATACCGAATAGTGGGACTGAGCCTACAGTGGTAGCCCATGAACATGATCCCCTTTCCTCCAGAGAACATCGTCGTAGTGGACTACCACCACACCTGATGGTGAAGGCGAGGGCTGGTACTGGTAAGACTACAACTCTGATCGGTGGCTTGGACATGGTGACTGGCGGCATCCCCAAGATCACACCATCAGAGCAACAGGCTCTGGTATGGGATTCTCTGGAGGAGAGTAAGGGTGCCAGGTTCATCTGCATGTGTGCATACAATACGTCTATCGCAAGGGTGTTGAAAGACAGGGTGCCTCAAGGAGTAGAGGCCAAGACTATGCACGGTCTGGGTTACCGGTCGGTACTCAAGTCGATGGGTAAACTGGAGGTGCCCGACGATGACAGACTAGTAACATACCTGATCATGGAGGAACTAACTGGTCTGGACATTAGGGTACTCAGGGAGAAAGACCCAATCCTACCATCGGCTGCGGCAGAGTTGGTACGGCTCTGTAAGGTCACACTCAGTGACCCAACTGAGGATAATCTGGACTACCTGATCGACAGGTACGACGTGGAGGTTGGTACTCATCGTGACAACCTGCTGGAGTTGGTGCCTGACATACTCAAGAAGTGCAAGGATCCGAAGAGTAGGGGTATGATCGACTACTCTGACATGGTCTGGTTGCCTGTCATCCTGGACCTACCAGTGTTCCGATACGACCTGCTCCTGATCGACGAGTTCCAGGACTTGGGCAGGTGCCAACACGCCCTTGCTAGGAAGATGGGTAAGCGGTTGGTCATGTGCGGTGACGACAGGCAGGCTATATATGGTTTCACTGGAGCCGATACTCAGAGCATGGCTCGCATGCTGAAGGAGTTGGATGACACCCCTGCCGGTTGTGTGGAGTTACCCCTCACCGTTACCAGACGGTGTGGCAAGGCCATCGTAGAGGAGGCTAGGCGTATCGTACCAGACTTCTCCTACTTCCCCGACACGCACGAAGGGAAGATCAGTCACGGTAAGTACACCACTCAGCGGTCGAGTAACTACTGGGATCAGGGTGTGCGAGAGATTCCATACGAGGATACTTACTTACCAACAACCAAGGACGGTGACATGGTGTTGTGCAGAACCAACGCACCACTGGTTAACCAGTGCTTCCGCCTTCTCAAGAAGGGTAGGCGAGCCATGATACAAGGGAGGAGGATCGGTGATGACCTTGTCAATCTCGTCAACAGGATGGGTGCTGAGAGTGTGCCTGATTTGATTGGTAAGCTGGACGAGTGGAGGTTCGGTGAGATAACCAAGGAGCAAGCGAAGAAGATGCCTTCAGAGACCCGTATCATGGGCATCAATGACAGGGCTGACTGTGTGATGTGCTTCACCGATGGTCAGTTAACGGTGGAGGGGGTGATCCACAAGATCAAGTCCTTGTTCACAGACGACACCGTCAGTCCTGGCGTCAAGTTCAGTAGTATTCACAAGGCCAAGGGTCTTGAGTCTGAACGGGTGTACTTCCTACAACCAGAGGAGTCACCCTGCCCACACCCCTCGGCCAAGATGGCATGGCAGTTGGAACAGGAGTATAACCTCCTCTATGTTGGCGTCACCAGGGCAATCCATGAACTAACCTATGTGAGCTAACCATGATGACAGCAGAAGACTTGATTGTGTATCTGCAGAAGCTGCCGAAGGGAACGATCATCGGCTGCGTATTCCTACAGTGTTCAGACATATGCCCACTAGAAGAACACATGCTGGAGTTCTTCGACAAGGCGAAGTACGACGAGCAAGCCAGTGAGATAAGAAGGGGGCGTGGCCCCTGGGTTGAGATACCGCAATACATAGTACGCAACGGGCAGATCATGGAGTATAGCATCCACACCTTCCCTCCAGAAGAGATACCACAGTTCGTGTCGGTACTGGTGTTCCCTGGTTACTAGGAGGCTACTATGTTCCTGGTAGTGGCTGACCTTATAGACATGAGAGACCCAAACCGCATACTGTATGAGGTGTTCTTCTGGAGAGAAAGGGAATCATGGTGGAGGTTTACGTTCCATTGGCTGTATCCTCGGCCAAGCCACGTATTCGATAGCCGATACCAAGCAGAGGAGTTCATTAGCCTGTACTACACTACCTCTCCAGAGAGTTTCATAATGGGGTATGGCTGCCACCCTAGCGAGCGTATAGTGAACCTGAGAATTGAAACGGTATTACTACCGTCTGAAAACCAAAGTTGACGTAAACCTTTTAGCCGCATGAATTTCTGAACAAAATTTGTGCGGCTAAAAATTTTGCAGTTGAATCTGGTTAAACCAGTGTTTATAATAGGCGGCAGAGTTTCGCCTATAACCCGAACGACAAGGAGATGATGAGCGGTGAGTTACAGATGTAGGGTGTGCGGCGTATGGGTTCCACATAATAACACGATGAGGGTACATAGGGTATACCGCAGTGTGCCGGGGCTGAAGCACAACGAAACCAGACAGGAGATATCTAGGGAGATACCTGTATGTAGGTTGTGTGATGAAGACCTGCAATCAGTTACCTTAGTGGAATTGTGCCGATTCAGGAGGATGCAGTTAAAGCAGGTTCAGCAAGAGGCTGTTCCTATTGAAGCGACGGACGGCAACGAGCAACGGCTGATTCGTAAGACAACGACCGTCGGACGCCCGACGGCTAAGTGAATCCCTCCAACGACAAGGAGCTATAACAATGGCTACGAAAACCCCCAAGAAGACTAAGGCGTCCGGCAAACTGGTTGACCAGGCAGTAGAGCGTCCGGTTAAGTACCCGGAGGTTGCTATCGAAGAGGCGTGGGGTGCTACCCCAGTCACCGTCGAACATGCTATCTTCCTACTCGGGGCAACCTGGGATGAAGATGAGGTTAAGAAATTCAAGGACCAGTACGGTATCAAGTGGTTAGACCCGTTGTTCAAGGACGCCGACAACAAGCCGGTGTGGTGTCTGAACAACATCAACAACAGGCCGTTCTACCAGAGCAACTTTAGTAACCTTACGCAGACCATCTTGAACAGACGGTGGGCTGGACCTAACGGCATGCACGAAGATGGTTCACCCAACGGTGACAGAGAGACCGTGAACGGCGAGCCTATCCTGATCGGCAAGACGGCACTGGTTCTCAACGGGCAGCACACCCTACCTGCCCTGATCGTGGCAGACCAGTTGCGGCAGAAGCACGCACGGTGGATGGAGTTGTGGGATGGTCAGCCCTGTGTGATAGACAAGCTGATCGTCTACGGGTTGAGCGAGACCGATAGGGTGGTCAACACGATGGACACCTGCAAGGCGCGTTCCATCAGCGACGTGATCTTCCGCTCAGAGTACTTCCGCAACAAGAAGCCAGAGGATCGCAAGGCTGCCGCGAAGATCACCGACATGGCTATCCGATTGTTGTGGCACCGGACCGGCAACGGAGAGCATTCGTTCTCCCCGAGACGTACACACGACGAGGTGTTGAACTTCCTGGAGAAGCACCCCAGGCTCATGCGTTGCGTCAGTCACGTCTATGATGAGAACAGTGACAACTCCATCAAAGAGTATATCAACCTGGGATTCGCCGCCGGTATGATGTATATGATGGCAGCAAGTCAGACCGGTGAGGGTGTCTACCTGGCAGCCGTCAGAGGTGGTGAGGCGAAGGAGGAGTTGATTGACTTCTCTATGTGGGACAAAGCCGTTGAATTTTGGGCCGCGTTCGGCAAGGGTGATGGCGTGTTGAACGTAGCGAGGAAGCTGCTCAAGTTGGTGTCCACTAACAGTGAGAAGCTGGCTATCCTGGTGAAGGCGTGGAGACTGTTCGCCAGTAACCAGAAGATGACCGACGGCTCTGTTAAGCCCAAGTACGACACTGACCCAGAGACCCAGATCAGTACCATCGCTGAGTGCCCGGACCTGGGTGGCATCGACCTTGGCGATCCAAAGGACCAGGGTGACGGGGACGAGCCGCCTCCTGCTAAGGGTCAGCCAACCAAGAAGGAGATCGAGGCTGCCAAGGAACAGGAGATCAAGCGTAGAGAGGAGAACCGTGACAAGCGTAAGGCCAGGAAGGCTGAACCCAACCTTGAACCGGATCAAGGATTTGATCTGGTACCCGAACCGGAACCCACACCTGAACCAGAGTCTAAGCCAGGTAAGAAGAAGCCCGTTCGAGTCGCCACGTAAGAGTTGATCCCGCCCCACCTACCGTGCTCAACAAGGACACGGCGGGTGGGGCTTGTTGTTGTGATAGAAAGGAGGTTGACGTGGCCGTGCACAGTGGCAGGCCGAAGAAGAACAACCTTCATACCAGGAGGTATCCCTGGAAGGAATGGTTTGCAACCACAGAACCCTTCACCATCTATCCAGGTCGCGACTTCAACGGTCGTGGCTATACGATGGCACAGCAGATACGTAACAACGCCTCTGCAAGAAGGTACGCCATGGAGGTTAGAGTGGTCGTCAACGAGGACGAGTCGGTAACCGTAACCGTACTAGGGAAAAGGAAGCGATAGCGCTCTCTGAAGGAGGAAGCGATAGCACTCTCAATAAGAGGAGGAAATGATGCCTAAGATAGTAGGCAGATCCAAGGTATGGATGGGTATTGATCCGGGATTAAGTGGCGGCATAGCCATGCTACACGAAGGTATCCTGACTTCGGTACCCATGCCCCAGACCGAGCGTGACTTACTAGAGGTAATCAACGCATACCCTGGTAGTCAGATAGTGGCGGTTGTCGAGTTGGTCCACGCCATGCCGCTAAACGGTAGCATCTCGGCGTTCAAGCTAGGCATGAACTATGGCTCTATCAGGATGGCGTTAGTGGCCAGTCGTGCTAGGTTTGAGACCGTGTCACCGATGAAGTGGCAGAAGGCACTGGGTCTACCGACCAAGAAGAAGACCGAGTCTAAGTCTGTGTTCAAGGGCAGGCTGAAAGCCAAGGCACAGGAGTTGTGGCCTGACGAGAGGGTGACCCTGGCTACATCAGACGCTTTGTTGCTCCTTGAGTATTGTCTTAGAGTCAACAACGGAAAGGAGGAGTGAGTGCCACCCATAAACCTGACACCGTATGAGTTGCACAAGAAGAAGTGGGCCGGTGGATGCGGCTCTGATTACTGTGACAGGGCACGGAAGCTAGTGTTCGCAAGGGGTACGATACCGGCGGACCTGCTGTTCATAGGTGAGGCACCGGGCGAAAGCGAGGATGGTGCGGGCAGGCCGTTCGTGGGTCCGGCTGGTAAACTACTGGATTATATGATCTACCAGGCGATACCCCATTGCCGAGTAAAAGATCATGACACGGGTATCGACCAAATGGTTCCAGAGATACCCTACGCCATGACCAACCTAGTCTGCTGCATACCAAAGGAGGTTGACCCCGATACAGGTAGGAGGGGTAAGGTATCCGAGCCGTGCCCCGACCAGATCGGTTGCTGCAAGGAGCGACTGTCAGAGTTCATAGACATCTGTCAGCCCAAGCTGATAGTAGCAGTAGGAGCGGTAGCCAGAGACTATATGCACCAGGGCTATAAGCACAGCGTCAAACTACCGAAGCACATCCACGTTGTTGACATCATCCACCCAGGCTCCTTGTTGAAGTCTGGAGTTAACATAGCCCAGCGTGGGTACGTCATACAGAATTGCGTGGTGGTCATCTGCAACGCAATCGAGGACCATATCTTAGGAGGGTAACGTATGCTGATACTGACGAGAGAGATTGGCCAGGCAATCGTGATCGGTGAGGGTAAAGAGAAGGTGGTGATCAGGGTTGAAGACCTGTACCGCAACGGTGTTAGCATCTCTATCGACGCACCGGAACAGGCTACCATCAGGAAGGGTGAGAGAGCCAAAGGTCAGACCGGCTGTACTATCTGTAGCGAGTTGATTACCAAGGAGAACCACGGGGTGGTGGTTAAGCTGTGTCCTATCTGCAAAGATTGTCTCAATGATATAATGGAGGCGTAATGGACTTTGTTAAGAAGCTGAAGAGTAGCATAGGCTCTGCTGACAGGGTCAGGCCAAAGGCTCGGTCAGGCCCGGTGTGGAAGGGACCGGAGGTTGACGGCATCACCTTCTCCCTGCTCAGCAGATTCATCGTGTGTCGTGAGAGGTTCAGGTTACTGGTTGTAGAGGGTCTGAAGCCAGCGTCAGGGTTCAACCATCGTATCGAGTATGGTCAGATGTGGCACATATGTGAGGAGATGTGGGCACAGGGCTATGAGTGGCAGGGCTATCTAGCAGACTACTGTGGCCAGTTGATGAGGAAGTACCCCACCGACCAGGATAACATTGAACACTGGATGAACGTGTGTTCTACACAGTTCCCACTATATCTGTACTACTGGTCAGAACACCCAGATGTACTACAGCGTACCCCTCTCCTCCAGGAAGAGTCCTTCGGGGTTCCATACCAGTTGCCATCAGGTAAGATCGTTACTCTCCGGGGTAAGTGGGACAGCGTTGACCTGATTGGTAAGGGCAGGAACGCAGCCGTGTACATCCAGGAGAACAAGACGAAGGGTGACGTGCAACCGGAGGCACTTAAGAAGCAACTGCACTTCGACTTGCAGACCATGATGTACATGACCGCCCTATACAACAATCCGAGTCCTGACCTGGCACGACTGGGTCACTACAGACACGCCGACGGTAGAGAGTATCTAATCGGTGGTGTACGTTACAACGTGGTCCGGAGGCCACTCTCTGGAGGGAAAGGTAGTATAGTCAGGGGCAAGGGTACTGCCGGGGCTAAGTGCGGGAAGTGCAAGGGTGAAGGTAAGATGCCCAGCGGTGCCAGGTGCGTAAAGTGTGGTGGGGATGGGCGGATCGGCGGGAAGCCGCCAGAAACTCAGGACGAGTTTTACTCTCGACTCGCCTCTGTTATAATGGAAGAGCCGGACAACTTCTTCATGCGGTGGCGGGTTGAGATTAGCCCTGCCGATGTAAGACGGTTCACCAAGGAGTGCCTAGACCCCATACTGGAGAGCCTGTGCGACTGGTGGGGGTGGCTCCAGGAAACCGAGGACTGCTGGATGAATGCCGGTGGTAGGGGTGCCCACTGGCGGCACCCGTTCGGAGTGTACAACGTACTGGATGAGGGTGGCTCTTCCGAGTTGGATGAGTACCTGCACAGCGGCAGTGAGGCTGGGCTGGAGCGAACCGACAATCTGTTCCCGGAACTTAGTACCTAACAATAGGAGGGCGTATGCCACCTAGCATATCCAAGCAGACACCAAGGCCAGTAGCCAGGACGGGTACTGGTAGGGTGGCCCAGCCACCGAGGGTAGTGCAGGAGGCTTTGTCCGGTTGGCCGTCAGAGGATGAGGGCGTCAAGATGGTGCTGTACGGCTCTCCAGGGAGTGGCAAAACTACCCTCTGGGCGACATTCGAGAAGCCCATACTGGCACTGGTTATCTCCGGTGGTGCCAGACCGGGCGAGTTGAGGAGCATCGACACACCGGAGTTGAGGGAGGTGATCGAACCGAAGGTTATAGTTGACAGTGCCCAGATACCAATGCTTCTGGAGGGTATTCATAACTACAGGACTGTCGTGGTCGACCACGCAACGGGCTTACAAGACCTGCTGATCAAGGAGATACTGGGGTTGGATCGGGTGCCGGTTCAGAAGAGTTGGGGCTTGATGACACGAGAACAGTACGGTCAACTAGGTGTAAAGTGCAAAGAGCTGATGCGGCCACTGTTCGACCACACCTGTAACGTGGTTGTTGTTGCACAGGAGCGTAGTTTCAAAGAAGATGACACCCCGGTTGGCGTGCCATATATTGGACCAGCACTCACTCCGTCGGTTGCGGGATGGCTGAACCAGGCAGCAGATTACATCTGCGAGATGTTCGTCAGAGAGGAAGTGGTTGAGCGCCCGAGCAAGGGACCGGCTGGTAAAAGCAGAATTCGCACAGGAAAAAAGGAACACTGCTTGCGGATTCAGTGCCCAGAGGTGTATATTACAAAGTTCAGAGCACCGAGGTTCAAAGAACTTCCTCCAGAAATTGTTGACCCCAGCTATGAGAAGATCATGGCGTTGATCAACGGGTAACACGGCACTGTGTACCACTCCTGCCTCTGGTACGGCTTGGTCTTACGAGGACTACAAGCTCTAGAAGGGTAAACTGCTCGTTGCAGTCTAGGCAGTGCCACCAACAACTCCGACAGGCTTGCATCGGAGACTAAACACAACTCACCTACGTCCTCTAGGGGAGTAACAAATGCGAGCCAGAGGACATTGTTCACTACAGTATCTAGCATAAAGGAGCTAACACAATGGCGAAGCAACACCAGTCCGATTTCGTGTCCAGCATGCGTGACCGTCTGGCTGCCGCACACGAGCAGCACAAGGATGCCGAGACGAAGTACGGGTTCATGGGTGAGCTTCCTCCAGGAATTGATGGCGGTGTCGCCATGCTGACGGAGATGAAGTTTGACAAGTACAAGTCTGGTCCGAACGAGGGTGAGTGGTACTTCTACGCCGGTGGTCGTGTTGACACACCAAAGGAGTTCAATGGCATCCGTACCGAGGGCCAGCTAACCTCGATCACGGAACCTCTGTATGATACCCCAGGTCGTACGAGGGAGACTGTTGAGGATCACATGGGGTTCGTGTACAACGTTCTCCGTCAGCTTGGTCAGGAGACCAGTACCCTGGAGTTTGAGGATCTCGAGCAGGTGTGTGAGGATCTCAAAAACGCTGATCCCCCCATCTACTTCAGGTTCCGGACCTACAAGATGGATAAGGAGGTGGTTGCACAGAGCGACGACGGCAAGTGGCGTATCTGGTCAGAAGATGCTAAGACCGGCAACCTCAAGCCATCTCGCAACCCCGGTGCATGGCCAACCGAAGAGGCAGCCATGGAAGCTAACCCCTTCGCCGGTAGGGAACCAAAGACCCTACACTCGTGGCACGGATGGGTAAAGGATTATACACCTCAGGAGGTGAACGACACGGTTGACAACACTGGGAACGGGAGAGTGGCACCACCCGCAACGCAAGGACGGCAGTATCAGGGTATGCACCCGGTGGCCAAATCCTCTGCCAAGCCTACGGTTGGTGCACCACAGAAGGCTACTGCTACCTCTACCCAGAAGCCCACGGCGGGTAAGCCTATGGCTGCCACAGAGAAGCCTGCTGCTCCGGCTAGTAAGCCGATGGCAAGACCGACTGCTCCGACAGCTAAGCCAACTGCCGCTCCTGCCAAGATGACAGCAAAGGCTCCGCCAACCAAGGCACCTACTCCGGCCAAGCCTGCCGTCAGACCAGCACCTACTCCGGCAGGCAAGAAGCCTATGGCACGACCGGCACCAGAGCCGGAACCGTTCGATGAGTTTGGTGATCTGGATGGTTTGGTTGAGCGTTGCAACCGTATGGACGGCGAGGCTCAGGCGGAACTCACCAACCTGGCCATCAATGCCGGGTACACGGAGGCGGACGTTCTCAACTCCGAAAGCTGGGAGCAGGTGAAAGGATGGATCATGGGTGGCGAGCCTCCTGCTGAAGAAGTGGAGGATCAGACCGATGAGGCACCAGCAGAGGAGGGTGGCGAGGATGAGTTCATGCCTGAAGAGGATCAGGTGTGGTACTATAAACCCATCAACGCACGGTCTAAGAAGCCTGGCAAGAGAACTGAGGTAAAGGTGATCGGTGTGCAGCCTAGCACCCGGACTGTGACAGTTCAAGACTTAGCTACCGAACAGGAGTATCGTAACGTTCCTTGGGATGACCTGCTCGGTGACGACTCCGAGTGAAAGGGGGTGGCCAGTGGGTAAACCAAGAACCAAAGAGATACCGTTTGCCAACAAGGCAACAGAAGTCAAGCCAGGTGTGTTTCGGTTTACAGTTGGAGACACTACCTGGCAGTATGACTCTATCGGTGTTGGAGTAAACCTCGGCATCGTTGACCCAGACGACGATAGGTGCCGATACCAACTACGGCTGAAGAACCTGGATCAAGCCGCGTGTTTCGCAGAAGGATTCAACAGCGGTGTTAACTACTCTCAGCCGGAGTAGTGCTTGACAAGATAGGTGGGGGAGATTTATAATCTCCTCTACCGCCCCGGCTCCGTGAGTCAACTGGAAGACGACTAGACTCTAAATCTAGTAGTGCAGGTTCGAGTCCTGCCGGAGCCTATTTCTCCTGCCGTGCTCGTTGCTGGGCAAGGCCAGTGTCCCAGGCTGCTAAGGAGGTAGGAGACACCTTGTGGGTATCCTTAGCAGGCCGTACGTCGAACCCCTGTTGCTTGGACGCATCGGCGACAGGGTTAAACTCCCCGGTGGGCGGAGGAGATAACGCTGGCAGCCCACCACCAAACACGCTACCGACCTACTTACCTCCCTGTTCGAGGTTGGTAGATTCCGCCACGCTGGCAGACCGTGGGTGTAAAGTCTGCTACGCTGCTCCTGGTGGCTAGAGGGGAGCTTCATAGTGACATGCCAGTAGACGGGAGCTATGAAGTTTTAGGGCAGGTTCGATTCCTGCCAGCAGCAATGCTACTCCTGGTGGTCCACGTAAGGGTCGCAACCTTGCGGGAGGGTGGGTTCGATTCCTACCGGTAGTAATCACCAACCTGGCTGTGAAAGTCACTTCCCACAGACCAGTGTCCCGAGGAACGTCGTGCCTGTCCGGCGTGGTGAGGAAAGACAGGCAGTTTCTTTAACCGTTGGTCTTAGTAACAGGAGAACACTATGTCGAGTCGTCGAATCGGTGGGAGTCTGGAAGGTAAGATCGAGAAGGTTCTATTGTCTACACTCACGGTAGACAACTCCTATCAGCGTGGTATCAAACCACACGCCAGGAAGATCGAGAAGAACTTCATGCCAGCAGCAGCAGGAGTACTGACGGTTGGTAGAAGGAGTGATGGTAAGCTATACATCATTGACGGTTTGCAACGAATGACGGCCATGATGAAGTTGGGGATGGAACACTGGAAGTGTCTGATGTTGGAAAGCAGTGGGCCACAGTATGAGGCTCAGATCTTCAAGATTCTGAACGGAGGTAGGGTTGCCGTCTCCGCTGCACAGATGTTCGTTACTTCGTTGACTGCACAAGACCCTATTGCACTGGCAGCCAAGTCTGCCGTCGAAGGTGCTGGAATGAAACTGGCTATACCGACGTCACCTACCATGACCGGGTCACGTGTTCTGAAGTATGGGGAGATTGCCTGTCTTGGTAGTCTCTACAGACTGACTGCCAGATTCGGTGAGGACGTGGTGCAACGAGCACTGACACTTATGATGAAGACCTGGCCAGGACAGGATGAGGCTATGGCCGAACTGTTCTTCTATGGAGTAGTGTCCCTGGTTGCATGGCAAGGTGAGATTCTCAAGGATGACAGGTTCGTAGAGCAACTGAACGTGTCACCTAGGAGAATCTTACTCGACGTTGGTAACTATATCAGTGCCAAGCAGAGGGGTATGATCGAGACTATGTGCAAGTACTACAACAAAGGACTGAAGAAGGACAGTAAGAACTGTCTGCGCACGCTCGAACAGTTACGCGTCTTCAACGAACAAGCGGAGCCAAAAGAAGCCTCTTGATACCAACACCACTGGACCGATCGGGTAACACCGGTCGGTCTGGTTCTCTGGAGGAAAGAGAATGGAACCTGAACATAGTGAGGGAGGTGGCGACTCGTCGCCTGTCAACACTATACTGTTAGCGTTCGTGAATATCACAGTAGAAGAAGCCCAGCAACTACTTAGTGGATGGGAGAGTGAACATGTTAGCAATTGACACCGAGACCACGGGCATCGACTTCAACCACGGGGCCAAGCCTTATATAGTCACCACATGTAGGGATGACGGCAGGGTCAAGTACTGGGAGTGGTTCGTTGATCCTGAGACCAGGCAGCCGATCATACCACCGGGTGAACTGGATGAGGTGAAAGAGTTACTCGACTCTGTTTATGCCAGTGGCGAGTTGGCCATACTTCAGAACACTAAGTTCGATGCAAGGGCACTGGCCACCATACTGCCAGGACTGGAGTTGTTCAACCCTGTACAGTCATTCTCTCCAGGAGCAAAGCTTCCCTGGTACAACATCCGTGACACCCTGATAGCTGGGCACCTGCTGGGTTCTAACTTAGACCATGACCTTACCAGCATGGCCAGCCGGTACGTACGGAAGAACATCAAGCCATTGGAAGACAGGCTTGAAGAGGCATGCAAGAAGGCACGAGACTATACCAGGCGTAGGCTCAAGACCTGGCGTATCGCCAGTGATTCTCTGGAGGAGATGCCATCAGCCACCGATAAGTCCTGGAAACTCGATACGTGGCTGCCAAGAGCGCTGGTTAACTACCAGTGGCTTGAAAGCCCGGCATACCAGAACTGCAAGAAACTCTGGGACAAGTATGGCCAGGATCACAAGTTACCTGCCTGGCGTACCAAGTGGCCCGGCTGGAAGTATCACCCTCCAGAAGTTGACTCCGAAGACGTACACCCTTGGTGGACGGTGGCCATAGAGTACGCCAACATGGACAGTCAGGTAACCGTGCTGATGTGGCAGGTTATGTGGAAGCTGATCCAGGAGAAGAAGCTGGATAAGATCTACATGGTTTCTCTCCAGAGGCAACGCCTGGCATATCGCATGGAGAGCAAGGGTGTCACCTTCAGCGGCACAAGGTTAGATCAGCAGGAGTGCGAGTACCTGGAGGAATCCGAGAGGGCTGGCCGGATATGCGTGAACATAGCCAAGGGGTTTAAGGTTGAGAGATTAGTGGATGAGACTACTGGTGAGACGGTAGTCGAGCCTTACGATCTGGTGCTACCCAAGGGTGCGGTCAACAATTCCATCAGAACCTTCTGCTTTGACGTACTAAAGCTAGAGCCAATCAGGGGTAAGAAGTCCAAGACCAGTAACCCCACTTTGGACAAGGGTGCCCTTGAGTACTACCTGGCTACGCTACCAGACAGGTCACTACAGAAGCGGTTCATCGAGAACCTGTCAGCCAAGCGTAAGAGGGATACAGCACTGGCTTACATATCCTCTTACCGCAGGTTCGCCGTGCCACTGTTCAGTCAAGAGCTAGTGATGGACAGGGTGTTACAGAAGATGGTTGAGGACTGGTATGTACTCCACCCGAGCCTGAACCCTACCGGCACGGACACACTGAGGTGGTCCAGCCAGAACCCCAACGAGCAGAACATCAGCAAGAAGGAGGGTTTCAATCTACGGTACTGCTTCGGTCCCGCACCGGGTAGGGAGTGGTGGAGCTTAGACGCCGAGAACATTGAGCTACGACTGCCTGCTTACGAGGCTAAAGAGAAGGAGATGATAGACCTGTTCGAGCGTCCTAATGATCCTCCTTACTTCGGCAGTAACCACCTACTAGTTAGTCATATCTTACACAAGGAGAAGTTTGAGTTGTGTCTTAGCTGTACCGAGTGTAAGAAGGAGGTGCACAACAAGAACTCGAAGGCCAAGCAAGACGAGTGCTGTAAGTGTAAGCACTCCAAGCCCATGATCGACGGCAGGGTGTTCAAGAAACGATACGGCAGCGACCTGTACCAGTGGGTGAAGAACGGTAACTTCGCCGTGCAGTACGGGGCAGTTGAGGCTAGTGGCACAGCTGACAGAGCGTATCACGTCAAGGGTGGTCAGCGTATGATCCAGGCCCGGTTCAAGAACATCAAGAAGCTGAACGACTCCATGATTGCCTTCGCCAACAAGCACGGCTACGTCGAGACAATACCAGACAAGACGGTTGATCCCGAGCGTGGCTATCCGTTACTGTGTACCAGAACAAGGTGGGATACCGTGTTGCCGACCGTACCCCTGAACTATCACATACAGGGAACTGCCATGTGGTGGATGATGAAGGCCATGATCCGTTGCCAGGCTTTCCTCGACAGCATCAACACTGATAAGAGGATTGACCAGGCGTACATTGCACTACAGGTTCATGACGAGCTAGTGTTCGACTTCCCCGCTGGCACTGGTGCAGAACCTTGGAAAGACAACTACGACAAGATTCAGATGATTCGCAAGCTGATGGAGCAAGGTGGTAACGATATCGGTATCCCCACGCCTGTTAGCTGCGAGTACCACGCAAATAACTGGAGCGAGGGTACTCGGGTAAAACTAGAACTGGCGGCGTGACCCGTTGCCAGGAGCAACTCCTGCTTTTATAATGGACCTTTTCGCCGACCCCACTCACCCACCCGGTTGCCCAGTACCGGGTTGGGGTAAAGCCTAGACTCGCATGGGTAGTGTATGCCACATGCAGAGGACACCAGTACCAATGTTGTAAACTGATGAGTGAGTAAGGAGTGTTGGATGTTCGAGACTGAATTTGCCAGGACCATCTACGAGAAGAAGTATGCAATGGAGCTGAACGGTAGAAAGGAGTCCTGGCCAGAGACGGCCAACAGGGTTGCCCACTGTGTGATGGATCCTTATATGCCGGAATTGGCTGGTAGGGTAGAGAAGCTGATAGCCGAGAAGAAGTTTATACCAGGAGGAAGATACCTGTACGCGGCTGGCAGACCGTTCCCCCAAACCAACAACTGCTTCTTGTTCAGTGTGAATGACAGCAGGGAGAGTTGGGGGCAGTTGATGCAGAAGATTACCGTGTCTCTCATGACGGGAGGCGGCATAGGCGTGGTGTACTCTAACCTACGTGCGGAAGAGTGTGTCGTCAAGGGCATGGGTGGTAAGTCTACTGGACCCTGTTCTCTGATGAGCATGGTGAACGAAGCAGGTCGGTACATCATGCAGGGTGGGTCCAGACGCAGTGCCATCTGGGCTGGACTCCACTGGTGGCACCCGGATGTCTTTAGCTTCATTAAGATGAAGGACTGGCCCGAGCTTGTAAGGAAGGGGAAGAAAGAGGACTTCAACTTCCCAGCCAGAATGGATATGACAAACATCTCGGTCATCCTGGATGATGACTTCTTCGCAGCCATCAGTGACCCCAGGTGGAACAGGTGCTACCAGTTGGGTAGGGACACGTTCACGGTCAGCCACAGATGGGCGGTACAGGTGTACGACATGGCAGTCAGGGGTATGATGGAGACGGGTGAGCCTGGCTTCTCCGTTGACATTGGTCCCAACTCAGGGGAGAACCTTCGCAACGCATGCACAGAGGTTACAAGCAGGGACGATGAGGACTGCTGTAACCTTGCTAGTCTGAGCATGCCGAGGTTCTCAAGCAAGGAGGAGTTCGCCGACGCTGTGTCCCTTAGTACGGCGTTCTTACTCTGCGGCACACTGTACTCCAAGCTACCGATTCCGGGCATGCACAAGGTTAGGGAGAAGAACAGGAGACTCGGCCTTGGTCTGATGGGCATGCACGAATGGATGCTACAGCGTGGTATCCAGTATGGGGTTAACGACGAGATGGCTAAGTGGCTGGACGCCTACTGCACCTCCCAGTCAGAAGCATACTTTTATGCGGACAGGTTGGGTGTGAGCAGGCCGGTTGCAACCAGAGCAGTGGCACCAACCGGCACCATCTCTATAGTAGCCGAGACTACCTCCGGTATCGAGCCTATCCCTGCCTGTGCGTATCTCAGACGATACCTGGACGGCAAGGTGTGGAAGTCTCAGTTCGTTATCGACTCTACGATTCGCAGGTTGGTCGAGAAGTACAACGTTGATCCCGACCTTGTTGAAGACGCCCACCGCCTGGCACACGACGTTGAGAGGCGTATCAAGTTCCAGGCTTGGGTTCAAAAGAAGGTTGATCACGCAATATCCTCGACAGTCAACATGCCTCCATGGGGTTCCGAGATCAACAACGAGGGTAAGGTCAAAGAGTTTGGTCAGACTCTCATGAAGTTCCTGCCAGAACTGCGTGGCTTCACGGTCTACCCTCACGGCAGCAGGGACGGTCAGCCAATCGTACCGGTACCGTACCGGACAGCCGTCAACCGGACGGGTGTTATATTCGAGGACAACTCTATGGACACTTGCAAGAGCGGTGCTTGCTGGTCCTAGAGTCTGTATGACGGGTTGGGGGAGTAGACTGGTTTTCCTCCTGTCCAGTCGAAACCCCACCCGTTGTTATCTACAGGGGGATATGAATGTTAGTAAGTGATGCCGGTAAGCTACCCCCGTTCGAGCGACTGGTATACTGGGTAACCGAGCGGGAGCAGATTCGTATGAAGAAGAAGATGGGTTTGCCCAAGCCCTGGACAGATGACAGGATTCTGCAGAGTAGGAAGTTCTGCAACGTAGTCAGGGCAGACGACAAGGTGTCTTCTTGGTTGATCAAGAACTGGTATACGCCCTACAAGGACCACCCCAACATACTGTTGGCTGCAACCCTGGCTAGACACCTTAACAGGGTTGATTCACTAGAGGCTGTAGGATTTCCTCACGTATGGGAGCCTACCCGACTAACAGATCTTCTGGAGGAAAGGAGTAGACATGGGTTGAAAAACTTCTCCGCAGCGTACCTGATAACCGGCAATCACGGCTGTCGAGACCGTGAGAAGCAGACTAAGGTGTATCAGGTTATCAACATAGTCTGTGACACCATGTATCGTATGGCACCAGATATAACCCCGTTTAGCATGCGGTCAACCTGGATGGATTTGCAGGGGTTTCCAGGTGTGAGCAAGTTCATAGCTAGCCAGATAGTAGCAGACTTGCGTTGGGCGGTGACGGGTGAGTGGGCCGATCGGTGGACTTGGTTCCCCGTAGGACCGGGTTCGGTTAAGGGTCTGAACCGGCTGTATGAGCGAGACATGCGGTACAAGGTGAGCGGACGACAGTTCCAGGTTGAGATGAAAGAGGTTAAGGAAAGGTTGAGTAGGAGGCTGAACAAACACCTGGTGGCTAGGATGGAAGCCATAGACTTCCAAAACTGCATGTGTGAGTATGACAAGTGGGAGCGAACCAGGCTCCACGAGGGTAGGACACGGGGTCTTTATGATGGGAAAGGAGACGAGTGGTGATAAGAGTTTCCAGCAAGAAACTGGTGGTTACCAAGATACAGGGTGTTAACTTTCGGTATAGACCAGACACTACTGATAGTCACACCATACGAGAGGTATTTAAGGACAAGTCGTATCGAAAGGTGAAGGTGGGATTCGACGTGCTGCCTGGGGAACGATGGTTAGATCTAGGAGCTAACATCGGAGTGTTCGCACTCTACTGCCACCTGGCCGGAGCGAGAGTCACCTGCTACGAACCAGATGAGGATAACTATACTCTCCTCCAGAGAAACTGCCCGTGGGCAGACTGCCACATGGCTGCCGTTACGGAACACAACTGTCATGAGGTTGACCTGTATCACAACGGAGACCCTAGCAATACGGCTAGGCATACCGTGATGAGAGTTCGAGGGTACAAGCATAGCAGACTAGTACCTAACGTGTGGGCTGGGTTGCTACAAGGTGGTTGGGATGGGGTGAAAATGGATATTGAGGGGTCTGAGCTTGGTATAATAGACGCCGATCTTATACCTCCGTGCAACAAGCTGGTACTGGAGTACCACCATAGCAGAGACAAGTCTCTAGCCAACTTCGCCAGGAGGTTGAGTCGATTAAGAGACCAGTTCCACACGGTATGTTACCGTGCAGAACTGGATAGAATGATGCAGGATGGGGTGGGATGCCCTATGCTTGACAGGATGATGTTTTGCATAGGGCGGAGGGTCACTTGACGAGCTTCTTGCCGTTGGCGGTGATGACGAAGGTGATTTTCTCTTTGCCATCAACGTTCTTGACAACCTCTTTGATCAGACCTTTTGCAGAAAGGCTACCATCGTAGGCTTGACGCATGACCGGGGTGAGGTTCTTGTAGTAGCCGGTCTTCGCCTCGATGTCTCGATAGCTGTGCTCCGTACCGTCGGACATCGCACGCAGGATACGGTACTGTACCAAACCCAGTCCAACGGACGTAGCGTTCTCACGCTCCTCTTCCGGTGTCAGCTTGGTCAGCTTCTGAGCCGGTGGCTTTGGAGTGGCTGGCTTCTGAGCCGCCGGTTTCTTGCCAGCCGGTTTGGTTGCGGTTGCGGTGGAGGCGACTGGCTTCTTGACTTCCGACATGACTTAGCTCCTTACAGGGCGATGGTTATGGTCCACACAAGAGTAGTATAGGAGAGAGCTATGGATTAGTCAATAGATATTCGATAAAAATTTGGACGGGATACACGGAGGGGCTGTTGATTTTGAGGTTTAGTTCTGTTAACATTAGGAAGATAGTCGCCCGACTAAGACAGGAGGATACCATGCACCTGAAGTACAGAGACTTAGCGGATGCGTTTCACCAAGTAGTCGAGTTGTTCCACACAGGTAGGGCACTGGTCGAGAAGACACCCAGTCGGTACGGTGACTGCATCTACCATCCGGAGCCAATCACCATCACCTATCACAATCCTAAAGCCAGGGTACTGCTCAACCCTGCACGGGATTGTAACCCGTTCTTCCACCTGTACGAAGCATTGTGGATGCTAGCTGGCAGGAATGATGTGGCTCCGTTGCAGTACTACGTCAAGAGGATGGCCGAGTTTAGCGACGATGGAATGACGTTCAATGGTGCTTACGGGTATAGGTGGCGTCGTTATATGATTGAGGATGGCAACGCTGACTACGTCAGTAAACACGGCGGAATGCTGGAGCCACCAACCTACGTTGACCAACTCCAGGTAATCATCAACCACCTGAGAGCCAACCCCCACAGTAGGCGTGCGGTGTTGTCAATGTGGAATGTGGGGGGCGATCTACTGAGGATAGATAACTCCAAGGATGTGTGTTGTAACTTGGTGGTTATGTTCGCCCTGCGTACGGACCCGGTCTGCCCAACATGCAAGGGTAACTGGACACCAGAGCGTGCGGCAGAGCTTGACGAGTCCCCATTCACCTGTCCGAACTGTGTTGGCGACCCAGATAACATCTTCTTGCCCAACCGGTGGCTAGACATGACTGTCGTTAACAGGAGTAATGACATGATCTGGGGACTGTTCGGAGCCAACTATGTGCATTTTACTTTCCTCCAGGAATATCTAGCCGCACACCTTGGTGTGCAGGTCGGGAAGTATCACCACGTTACCAATAATCTGCACGCCTACACCAACAATTGGAACCCGGAGGAGTGGCTTGAGTCTGGTAGGGATGTGCAGGCTATTCAGAATCTGGCTAGTGACACCAGCAAGAACCATGTCCCATTGGTTCATAACTGGACAGTGTTTGATCGAGAACTAAAGGATTTTGTTGACATCAATCAGAATCCAACTGAGCGTTCTGTGGAGATGATAGACTCATTGAACTGGGACGAGCCGTTCTTCAGGACAGTAGCACAGCCCATGTTCTCGGCGTTCCACCACTACAAGCTAGGGTCACCGGCAACACAGGTAAGGAAGCGTATCCTTCAGATCAAAGATTTCGCCTGGAAGATTGCGGCTACAATGTGGACAGAGACGAGGTACAAGAGGGTGGTTAATGCCTCTACCAGAGAAGACCAGACGCAACCGTGAGTTGATCCGGTATTGGTTGGCAGGCGAGTCTTATGCGGCCCTGGCGAAGAGGTTCAACATCTCTATATCTAGAGTTTACGGTGTGATACGGAGGTTCTACTTGAATGGGAATCCACGGTACAACGATATTACAAGAAGGAGTAACACTTGAGCGCAAATGACAGACAGATTGGCGGCACCCACTACCAGACGAACCTGCTGAATGGTAAGCAACACTGGGATATAATGTGGGAATTGTACGGTGAGGCTTGGTTCGTCGGCGCGGTCACCAAATACCTTACCAGATACAAACTAAAGGAGGGGCTGACGTCTCTGGACAAGGCACTGCATTACATGGATAAGCTGATCGAGTGCTGCGACTCGGACAACTTCTCCACAGTCTCGTCTACCAGGCGCGCACAGTTCCTTGTAGCACGGAGACTGTTGTTCGCCCTGCTGACTCTGGAAGCTGATCTGACTGCCGGTAGACACAGCGGACCAATCGGCAACTACGCTGAGCAGATATTCGACTTACTCTTACCGAAGGAGGAAGTAGTGGAGAAGAAACCAAAGGGTTGGCCCGGTACAGTTAAAGAGCCGATCATACCGGTCCAACATGAAGACAAGTCGATGACTAGAGAGGAGTTCATACAGTCACTCTCTTCCAGAGATACTGAAGCTGAGAAGAGCTTCCGTCAGATTCAGCAAGAGATTGGTAAGTGGGCCAAGGAGCAGTTCGGTGAGAACTGTAGCAAGGACGTTAACAGCGTTAGCTATGGACACCCACTGGGTCCGGTGCCAGCCCTGCTAGGCGTGATGGAAGAGTTGGGTGAGTTGAGTAGGGTAGTACTGCGACTCCACCAGGGCAGAGGCTTACCACCTACAGAAGCACAGGAAGCCAAGGAAGACGCAGTGGCAGACCTACTGGTGTTCCTGTGCGACTTCGCTACCAGGGAGAAGATTGACCTGCAACTGGTGCTCAACAAAGTCTGGGCCAAGGTCTGCAAGCGTAACCAGGCTACGTGGGAGGCAGACAAGGCTAAAGAGTCTGTACCAGGAGAACTGAAGAAGTAATGAGCAACACCACCGACAAAGTGTTGGTGGAGCGAATGGCGAGACTGTTACTGGACATGGCTGATGCCTTGGACCATTACCAGTCTCTCCATTTGCAGATGATTTCATCTGCACCATCGCTTCCACCAGTTATCCTCGCCCTGGCTGAGTTGATAAGGACAACCCAGCCTGAGTTGTTTAAAAGTGTGAAGGAATCCAAACCAATTGTAACCCACCTCGACCGTCAAGACCTGGGCAACTGGGTACAGAATGGTCACGGCTGGGCCGAGCCACCATACGGAGACGAGTAATGCCAAAGGTCGTTAACCTACCCAAACACCTGAAGCCGTACGCATTCCACGGCGTTGACTTCGACCACGACTCTGACAGGGAGGAAGTGGTTGGCACCTGCCCGTTCTGTGCCAAGGCCAAGAAGTTCTCTATCAATGCCAAGACTGGCCAGTGGCGGTGCTTCTCCTGCAACACAGGTGCCGAGTCCACCAAGACTGAGCAGGGTGGCAACGTGTTCACCTTCCTGAGACTGTTACACCAGCACTCGATGGAAGAGGAGTCGTACAACGGATGCGGCTCGTTCCTGGAGAGTAGAGGACTACTCTACGACCACACCCTTAGTAGCTGGGGTGTGTGCAGGTCGGTAACTGACGGGACATGGCTAGTACCAGGCTACTCTCCAGAAGGTAAGCTGAACCAGTTATATAGGTACGTTAAGGAAACCAATGGCAGGTACAGGCTGTATGCCACACCAGAGTGTAACCACTGTCTGCACGGGGTTAACCTGTGGGACAGTAAGAAGGGCACGGTCATCTTGTGTGAGGGACCGTGGGACGCCATGTGCCTGTGGGAAACCTGCTACTACACCAAGAATGAGGAGGGGTTCGGCCTGACCCACACTGGTAATGTGGACGTCAGTCTACTCTCGACTGTCAACATCATAGCGGTGCCGGGCTGTAACGTATTCCAGGATACATGGAAGGAGATGCTAGGCGGTAAGATGGTCATGATCTGCTATGACAACGACCACCCTCGCAAGCACCCAGTAACCGGTAGAGTCATACCACCAGCAGGATACGGGGCTATGCAGAAGGTGGCACAGTCGTTGGCCACTGCGGAGAAGGCACCGGTCCAGGTAAACTACATGACGTGGGGCGGTGTTGACGGACCCAACCTTGACCTACCAGACGGCTATGACGTGAGGGATCACCTAACCGAGTCTGATAACCAGCGTGAGCGTATCAAACAGTTGGATTCGCTTGTAAAGATGATGGCTCCGGTGCCCGGCACATGGATTCAAGGTCGTGCTAAGTCTGAAACCAAGGGTAAGGTTGAACTGGAAACCTTGCCGTGCGAGAAGTGGGACGACCTTATCAACCAGTGGCGTAAGCCTATGAAGATGACTAGAGGCATGGATGTAACTCTGAGCGTCATGCTTGCCAGTATCGCTAGTGTCAAGAGCGTTGGTGACCAACTATGGATTAAGGTTATCGGACCAGCAGCCTGCGGCAAGACCACACTGTGTGAGGCACTGGCCGTCAGTAGGAAGAACATCCTGGCAAACTCTACCATGCGTGGGTTTCACTCAGGCTACAAGAGTGACGCCAAGGGCGACGACGACAACGGCTTGATCGGTCAGTTGTATGACAAGACACTGGTAACCAAGGATGGTGACACGCTCCTGGAGTCACCTAATCTGGCACAGATTCTGTCTGAAGCCAGAGACCTGTATGACTCCAACAGTCGTACCCACTACCGCAACCGTATCAGTCGAGAATACATCGGGGTTCGTATGACCTGGATTCTATGTGGCACCTCTTCTCTCAGAAGACTCGACTCGTCGGAATTGGGTGAGAGGTTCCTCGACTGCGTGATGATGGATGAGATTGATGACGATCTCGAAGACGAGATTCTCTGGAGGAAAGTGAACCAGGCTGCCAGGAACACTGCTCTTGAGAGTAATGGTAAGATTGAAAGCCAGCATGATCCCGATCTGGTGGTGGCCATGCAGATGACTGGCGGCTACGTTGACTGGCTACGGGCCAACGCCAGTAAGCTACTGGCAGGGGTTAGCATCTCGGAAGCTAGCAAGCGGCGGTGTGCGTACCTTGGTAAGTTCGTGGCTCACATGCGGGCCAGGCCCAGTAAGATCCAGGAAGAGGTTGTAGAGCGTGAGGTTGCCACCAGATTGAGCAGCCAGTTAACCAGACTGGCAATGTGCCTGTCAATCGTCTTGAACAGGACCGAGGTTGATGAAGAGGTTATGAGCAGGGTAACCAAGGTGGCAATGGACACTGCCAGGGGCACTACCCTTAACATCGTGAAGGCACTGTACGAGGATGACAACCAGGGTATGGAAGTAAAGGCTATAGCGGCAGCCACCTTCCAGACTGAAGAGAAGATGAGGCTACTGCTAAAGTTCCTCCGGCAACTGAAGGTTGTGGAACCATTCAGGAGGCTGCTGCCAGGTGGAAAATCAAACATGGTTAACTGGAGGTTGACTGAAAGGATGGTGAAGATATTTGATGAGGCCAGTACTGTATCGGAGGCAGCCGACTAGCAAGAACCTGAATCTAAAGGTTATAGTGGAGCGTGGCTCGCCTTTTAACCACGGTGAGGACAATGGAACTTTGCAGACATTGTGGGTTCCGACGACCCACTAGACCTAGAAGACTATGTACCGCCTGTTACTTCTCTGTGTTCAGAGAAGCATACCCTACCCTGGAAGCTAAGCCCAAGACTGACAGGGTTAGGAATACAACCAACACCAATAAGGCTCCGAGGGGTTTAGCCCCGGAACCGACACTGGCCATGCCCGGCAGTGCCGAAAAGATACTAGTAATGCAACAGCGAGTGGCGGCAGGCTACGAGTTGTGGCACCCTGAAGACGCCAGGGGTTGATTATGTGGGACAACATAAGTTGGTTGGACATAGTGTCATTCCTGGTTTCTGTAATAACGACAATCGTAGCGTTCCGCCTGGACTACCGACAAAGCAAGATACTAAAGGACATCAAGAAAAGGGAGGACGAGATCAAGGAAAGTCAGGATAAGACTCTGAAGGAAATAAAGAAGGACAAAGAATGGCTCTAACCAAAGGGGACGTATGAACGAGAAAGAGTGGCTGAGCAGCGAAGACCCTGCTGCTATGATGCGGCTAATTACTGGTCACAACGCTAATGAGGCAGAAGGATTAGGTGACGCCCCAGTAAGTCAGCGGAAGCTACAACTATTCGCATGTGCCTGCGCCCGTCGAGTGTGGAAACACATGACAGAAGAGAATAGCCGCAGGGCTGTTGAGGTGGCAGAGAGATATGCCGACGGTCTTGTGTCTCCTGCCGAATTAAAAGATGCCTGGTATAAAGCATCTTACCAATGGAGAGAAAAGAAAACACCTGAAGACTATGCCTGGCGTGCCGCAGCCTGGACCTGCTGGGATGGTGGTCGACACTCATACCACGTATTCTCTAATGAAGGTTGGCCCATACCGCCAGCAGAGCAGGCCAGTCTCCTGCGCGACATCGTCGGCAACCCGTTCCGGCCCGTGACGCTGCCGGTGTGCGGTCGTTGCGGCGGAGACGGTAAGCGGCATGGGTCGGATCGACCCTTTGAATGGACGCCCGAAGTCGGCTATCCGGGCGATTGCCTCGTCTGTGGCGGGGTGGGTTGGAACGCACCCTATCGGACCACGCAAGTCCTCTCGCTCGCCTCCGACGCGTACCAGCACCGGTCGGGGCGGAAGTGCGAGGCGTGCATGGGCAAGAAAGGGTCATGGTTCTGCCCGTCCTGTCGCGGCACCGGCACCATCGACGATGGCAGCCTCGATCCGATCACGCTGGGATGGCTGGCGGACGCGCTGGAGGAGGCTGGCTGTACACTCCCAAGAGAAGCCAAGCGTATCGTCGTCTACAGGTCGCATGGCGGACATTCGTTTGAGGTCGTTGCGCGGCCATCCCAACTTGATGAGGATGAGGTAATACACACCGCGCCGAGGCTCAAAGATGCGATCAGGTGGGCAGAGGATAACTGTGCAGTCAATGGC